AAGCTCGATTTCTTCCGCGATTTGTTGTTCTGTTTTTTCTTCGGTATCACTTTGACTTATTTCTGAATCGATATGTTGTTGGACAAAAATAGGCTTATCCACCCTAGATTTTGTAATACCGAGTTCAGAGAACAGATTAGCTCTATCCTGTTCTTCTTTTTGTTTTGATAATTTATTTTTCCGTTTTTTTTCTGCACGTCTTGCAGCTACAACTTCTGTGTTTATTGTGTGATTTCTTCTTCTTCTTCCTCCTGTACGTCTCGATTTGAAGTTATTAGTTCTTTGGTAGTTTTTTCTTTTTTCCGCAAGGAGTCTCTTTTGTTCTTCCATTTTTTCTCGAGCTTTGCGTTCCCTTCTAGCTTTAGATTCTGTTGGAAGTAGAGATACAATAGCATCAAGTTTAGAGTTTTCCTGACGTTCTTTTTCAAGAACTTCACATGACTTCATAAGAGTTTCAAGAGCAGCTTTCGCTGTTAATTCAAGTTCTTTACGAGTTTTATACTCATAATACTCTTTCATCTGTTGTATTGTCTCGAAAAGACAAGATGAATTTTTTTCAGATACCAAATTGATTGGTACTGGGGGTTTTACCCACATCGCTTTTGTTGTTAAAACAACTGGATCATTTTCTGGAAGCGGTATATCTTCAGAATCATATTCTGAATCATAATCATCTTCATCTGTAACTTCTCCATATTCTTCGTAACCATATTCTTCGCAACCATATTCGTCATACTGATTAGAAATCATTTCAGGTGTAAAGGCAGTCATGTTTCACTTTTTACCTTGCTTTTACCTAAATAAATTCAAATTTATTTTCAATAAAGGCATTTTAAAAACATACCCTTTTTAGGTATGTTTTTAATATTTTTGTTTTTTTTTGTTTTTTTTTGTTTTTTTTTGTTTTTGTTTTTTAGTTATTTTTTATTTTTTATTTTTTTCAGTTGTTTTTTCACACATAAAGTCCTGGTAGAATCTTTATGGCACGATAACAATCTTGATATTGGTCTTTCCAAGACTGATTGCAAGCTCTAAAGCACTTACAGCCATGTTTTGTGGAACCATAAGAACAGTTTCAGTTGTATCGTCTTCTTCGATACACTTTTCTGGTTTACTTTTTTCTTTAGGTTGTTCTGTGATAGTTGATAAAGTGTTTTTTACCCAAGTAGGTGGGTTGAAATCTTGTTCAGATAGAGGCTTTTTAACCCAAGTAGGTGGGTTGAAATCTTGTTCAGATAGAGGCTTTTTAACCCAAGTAGGTGGGTTGAAATCTTGTTCAGGTAGAGATAGTTGTAATTTTTCTACAACAACAGGTGCGGAAGGAGGAGACTGGTATATTGTTTGTTGTTTAAGTCCTGTGCGGACAAGGAAATCTTCTTTGTCCTCACCTGGGTGTTGGTGACGACAAACCTTTTGTCCATAATTCTCGATATTCCCTTGTTCATTATAGTAAACAAATTTACATCTATCCTCAAAAACACAAAGAGATAGTTTGAGATCTTCTGGATGGTGTGCAAATCGACATCTGTCACCATGAGGACATTTCCTATTGGTGCCAAAGGAGTTGCACATACGAGTTTTTCTCAACTGGTCTCCCAACAGACTTTTGTTTGAAAAGACTTGAAAAGCGGCTCCTCTGTCAGGGATTTTGTTCATTTGCGATGGAGTAGTAGGCTCGACAAATGGATTCCATTTTTGTCTTCTATTTTTTTCCTGTCGAATTGGTTTCTCACCAGAGGGTTCTACTGCCTGTACTTTAGTAGAACTTTTCACTGTTAGAATTGTATTTTCCTTCTCATTGAAGTTTCTCTTTTCTAAGCCATCGTCCAAACAAGAATATACGTTTTCGCTGGAGAAGTCTGGTTTTCTCGTGGTGCAGTCATATTCAGAAACGGTTTTGGCGCAGTCATATTCAGAAACGGTTTTGGCGCAGTCATATTCAGAAACGGTTGTAGAAGACATAATTCTACTTTTTTCTTAAATAAGTGCGCTGAAAAATCAAATTTATTTTCATATATTTATATGAAAATAACTTGTAAAGAATTAATAAAAGTCATAAGGGTGGTATATTTATTAATATGAATAATCATAAATAATATCTACAACACTACTTACATATACAGAATCATATAATGCCTCAGCAGTTAACAGGTTCCTTCTTTCTCGTCTTAAATTACGTATCTTAACTATTGAACGTCTCATTTTTAACATTTCCACTTTATACCTTTTACGTAAAGTTCTGGAAACAATAGCTGGTATAGTAGGAGAATAAAAATAGTTAATAATTATTTGTCGTAATCTCCTACTACGACGATTTTCCCATAACCAATTTATATCATCATGACCAAATTTTTGTCTCACTAATGGAGTTGGTCCTGATAGAGTATTCATTTATTATAATAAAAAGATATTAAAAAGTAATTTTATCTGACAGACTCGTCGAAATCACTGTTAACTTTTAATTCAAGTTCCTCAAAAAAATGGTTCCTTACATCTATGTTTCCTTTACTATCAAGTTCGATCAATAATGATTGAATATTTTCCAACACCCTTACACTTTCGTAACGAAATTTTGTAAATGTTTCCGGGTCATTTTTAATACTTTTTAGAATTAAGTTATATGCTGTAACAACATCTGTATATTTTGTGATTAATTGTTCTGAACTATCCATTTTTACTTATTTTGACTATAAAAAGTATTTTAAAAATCATTTTAATTAATAAAATTATTAATTCAACTCGATAAGAAATAGAGGCATATTTTGGTGAAGTATAATAACACACAAAAACAAACAAAGGTTTTTTATTCTATAGGAAAAATAAAAAACACATAATCTAATTTGATTCTAATTTTCTAATTTCATTTTTATAAATATTATTACTTCTAAATAATAATATTTTTCAATTTACAATATCTTTCTTTTAATGCTTTTCTTGTATCCATGAGGCTTGCATTTTCAGCATTTCAAGTAGAACGGTCCTTTGGTTAGATTTGCAAGGTTTAAGGACTCTTGCGTTTACGACATCTGTTAGTTGATCTGTCCCTGACTTGGTTAGATTTGCAAGGTTTAAGGGATCTTGGCTTACGAGATTTAGATTTAGGAGAGCTCTTGCTTTTACGGCATCTGTTAGTTGATCTGTCCCTGACTTGGTTAGATTTGCAAGGTTTAAGGGATCTTGGCTTACGAGATTTAGATTTAGGAGGACTTTTCTTTTTAGAAGTTTTAGACATATTAGGTGGACTTCCTTTTTTAATTATTATTCCAAATTTTCTAGATGTGGCAGTAATAGAAGCCGCTAAGGATGGTTTATTCCATAAAATCCATTTGGACCAAAAACCAGCAGTGCTAATGCCAGATTTCTCCCAGTTTTCTCTACCTTTATGCCTGCTTTCGTATCTTTTTTTTCTTTCTACATCTTTATGTTTAGTAAAATCAGAATATCCTTTTGCACCAAATTGCACTGTCTTCTTCGTACCATTAGGTTTTATAATTACAACTTTCAACTTTTTAAGTCCTGTTCCTTCCTGTAAATACACTGTAGTTTTGTCCATTTAATATTATACACTAATAAATTAAAATTAAAATTAAAATTAAAATTAACAGGAGGTGCAGTTCCAAGAAGAATCAAAATATGGAACTCTATTATTATATTTATATGAAATTTTATCAAGTTCAGAGTTTGCATATTTTTTTAAGGCAATTGCATCTTTGTTCAGATTTTCCATTGTAAATCCCGAAACATAATTGACAAATAAATCAGTGATAGAAACTATGAACATTTCTAATATTTGGTTAACTTCTCTATTTTTTTCTGATTTTTTGAGCCGTGCTCCCAGAGCACAAACCCATTTTTCTTCACTAATTTCATTACATAAATATTTACAACGCAAGTCTGAATTATCCTGTATTCCAATATTATTAGGAAACATAGGCAAAATTACATCTGTTAAATGTCCGATGAGTCTATGACAGTTGGCTAAATTTTTGAATTTATGTTTTCTTTCATTCAAAATATACAGTATTGTGTCAAACCATGGAAGTTCTCCACAACCTCCAGGGTTGTCGCCTCTCACTCTTGGAGCATTTCCATTGTTCTCTTGTCTCTGCCATTCATAAAAATGTGGATTATGTATTGTTCCCTTAACAATTTCTCCAGATTTCCAAGAAAAAGGTGTTTTACACTCAACACACCACATTTGATCACACCCATCAATTTTATAAATTCTAACTTTACATTTAGGACATGGTCTTGTATCTTTTCTCATCATCTCATAAGTTTTTACCTCGTTTTCATCGCATTCATGCTTTTCGTCATCTTCTCCATTTTTAATAGCTAAACATTTACTACATGCTTTTAATCCACATGTCCCACATTTCCACGCAGTAGAAAGGAATCCTCTGCAATCTTCACCAGGACATGCCATTGTAAATTGTAAGCGTTCTTTTTCTTTTGTTCTAATAGGATTCTTTGATAGAATATTCATTTTTTTTCTAATTTCTGTCATTTTTTTACTTAACTCATCTAATTCTTTCTTTAATTTCATTTTTTCTTCATTTTTTCTAAAGTATTCCCTCCTCTCTTCAGCTAAAACCTGTGTATCTGGTAATAAACTCCTTTCCTGACTAAGAAGAATATTTGCTCTTTTTTTCCGATATTCAATATTGTAGAAAGTCTTTGGTGTCTCGTTAGCTATAAATTCCAGTTGTAGATCTTTACGGCAGGACATACAATCTGGAAAAGCCTTAGAAGTTTCAAGTAGATATTTTTTGAAGCATACTAAACATGATGAAAAGTCACAATAAGGACATGTTATTTCCCTTCTTGTACTTTTGTTGATATTCTCAAAACAGATGTTGCAACTCATGATAGCTCTGTAAATAAATATATAATATACAAAAAAAAATCAATTTTATATACATCAAAAAGGTATAAATATTTTTTTTCAAAAAAAAATAAGTTATAAAATAAATGTTAGATAAAGAAAATCCTGTGAAATCAGCAACAAGCTCTCTCATAATATCATTTATTTTATTTGTTATTATAATATTATTATTAAATCCATTATGTGTGCAAGTAATTGATAAAAATACTAGCGAAAATTTTACTTCTTATAAACTTGTTTTATCTTATTCTCTTACTTTTGCGATAGTTGTATCTATAGCAACACTTTTAATATTATCTAGTAATAAAAATTACTCTGACATTGAATACAATATAAATGAACCATTTCTTCATCCAAATTTAGCAAAAGAGTATAAATATTAAAAACTCTTCAGTAATTTCTCATTTGATGATATAAAAAAAATTTAGAAAATTTGCGTATTACGATATATATATATATATCCATATATAATTACAAAAAAAGTATTTAAGGAAAATGAATGTTAACTCCAAAAATGACTAGCACACAAAATATTGAAATTAATGAGCTTGATTTGGAAATTATCCCTCCATTAACTAGAATGTTCGAAAACAAAGATTACAACGGAGGTTGTAAAATAGTAGTTGTTGGAAAACCAGGGACAGGAAAATCAACTCTTATAAAATCTCTTATGTATTCAAAAAAACATATTTTCCCTGTTGGAATTGCTATGAGTGGTTCAGAAGACACTAACCATGCTTTTGCAGAGATAATGCCAAGCACTTTTGTATATAATGATTATGACGAAGACAAAATTAAAGAATTTGTCAAGAGACAAAAGATTGCAAGAGAACATCTTCCTAATCCGTGGGGTCTTATTATACTTGATGACTGTACAGACGACCCTCGAGTTTTCAACAAACCGCTTCAAAATGCTCTATTTAAAAAGGGAAGACATTGGAATATGTTATATATTTTATCTTTGCAATATGCTATGGATATAAAACCACAGATTAGGACAAATATCGATGGAATTTTCATCTTAAGAGAATCAATCGAATCTAATAGGGAAAAATTATATCATAATTATGCTTCTATTATCCCTACTTATGATATTTTTTGCGATATTTTAGATCAACTCACCGAAGACTTCCATTGTATATATATACATAATGCTACCCGTAGTAATAATTGGTTAGATTGTGTATTCTACTGGAAACCTAAACCAACTCCAACAGGATGGAAATTCGGGTGTCCTGAATACTGGAAGTTCCATGAAGAACGATACAATACTAATTATACAGATCCCATTGGATTCTAAAATTATGTTAAAAAAAAAGATTACAAGTCTGATACTCCTAATGTGTAATTAAAAAAGACAGTTCAGCCAAAATTACCCAAAGTAAAACAGCTAAATAATATATATAATTGCACCCTGTTCGTCAAGTGCGATACAATATTCACCATTATAATGAATATGTGACCAATTGTTTCTAACTTGGTAAATTCACCTACAATATTCAACGAAGAATGGCCTGACAAGTCCAATAAAAATATCTAATCATTTGAGATATGTGATGTCATGTCTAATATTCATACATTCGTTTCTTTGAAAAATAGTGAATAACTATTTTTACTCATTTATATATTTATCAATATATAAATGGCGTCGATATTGATAGATTTTGAAAACATAATTGAACCTAATAATTTACCTGAACTTAAAAAAATTATAAAACCTGTTCCGGAAACTAAATTAAGTATTGGTCTGGTTTTGGTAGTATCCAAAGAACAATATGCATATTTATCAGACATACCCATGGGATATGGCAGAGTAGAATATTTAAATTCTAATATGTTTACAAGGAGTATTTCTGGATATGCTTATTTAATATATGACAAAAGAAAAAGAGTATGCGAAATAATGGGAATACAAGGGAATATTTTAAAATTAATTTTAGAAAGTGCCTTGGGAAATATCCCAAATGATGTTACTTTATTTATAGGAGTAAGTTTAGATTCACAACTTTTAGAATCTTTAATAAAAGAATACGTTTCCTTAGGATTTCAAGATCCTTACATATCTAATATTAGCCCTTTAGGGTTTGAATTTACAAATAACGCATTATGTATGTTGCGTAAAAATGATGTTGTTGATAGTGATATTGATGTTACTAATGACATAAAATATGTTTTTTCACAATTTTTTTCAGAAGAGAATAATTGTGAAATAAGTATAAAACTTGGTGATAAAGCTATAAAATACTTAAAAAAAGTTTCTAAAATGGGTTCAACAATAAACAAAAACGGAATAATTACACAGAAAGAGATTGGTGGTAAATTGTTTGTAAATAATATTGGGGATGATATGGTGTATATTCTTGAGGTTGACAAAAAAAGTATAATTTTAGGGGATGAAGAGGGTGTTAAAGTAGTTGAAGGATTATATAATTTTCATTCTCATCCCCAAGAAGCATATATGAGACATAATGTAAAATTTGGTTGGCCTTCTGCACAAGATTATTTGGGATTTTTAGGTTCATCAATTGTTCATGGAACTATACTACATATAGTTTCAAGTATAGAAGGGTTTTATGTTTTATCTATGACTGAATACTGGAATAATAACATGAAATATTTAGACGATGATGTTCGTAATTTTATTCTTGATAAATATGATTTATGCAGTTATAAACAAAGATCTCTGATATGGTATGTTAATTTTGTGAACAATATTAAATATAAACAAAAATCTCTTTTTCTTGTTCAATTTTTTACATGGGATAATGCAAAATCTTCATTTTCTGTTCCTTATATAAATAGTTGTGATAATTGCTTCGCAAGGCAATCTACAAAAGAAAAATATAAATATCTTTATAATTTAAAATAATATAGAGAAACTTTCGGAAAAATAGTATCAATATTTTACATTATTGTTAGTCTCTCTATAAAAAAAAATTAGGAATTTTAATATAAAACATAAATTATGTTTTATATTATTAACATTTTTTACAAGACCATCTTTCAGCTATTGTAGGTGCAAAATGTTCCTGAGTAGTTTGTGTGCCAGTTCCACCTGCTCCACCACAATCCATACTTAATAGAGGAGATATATAACAGGAATCCTTATGTCTATATTTCATTTTTAAAGACAAGTGTTTCCCTTTTTCAACATACTTACCAATCATAATATCTTGTGGTATCTTTATGGGAAAAAATCTTTTCATCAAAAAATTAGCATATTTTTTAGATATAATATATGCTGCTGCTCCAGCATTATATTCATCTGTTTCTTTTACTATATCAATACCACTGGAAACATTTGTTACAAATTTGTGCTTATCATCTGTATCAGCCCAATTACCATTCCACAAATGTAATACAGAAAAATCTATATTATCAGTTTTTTTCAATTTTTCCATAATATTGTTAACTTTTGAGACAAAAGATGCTTTGACTTCTACATCATCTTCAAGAATTAGAGCGTAATCTTGACAAGAGTTTATCAGTTTTTTCCAACAATTATAATGAGACATATTTATAGACACTTCAATTGTAGTCATGTCAGCATTTGAAGAAACTAATTTATTTTTAATCATATTACATATTAGATGTTGATTAAAACTTTTTCCTAAAACACATGGAACTCTACAAGCCTTAAGATTTGCTTCAGTTGCATATTTTTTAAACTTGTTATATCTCTTTTTATGCATCGAACAATTAACAACATAAACACCCATTTTAATATTAAAATTATTATAACAGCCACCACTTACAGAACATGTTCTGGAACTTGTCTTCAACCAGTAATCAGATTTTGGAATTTTTGGACCTTTATTAGATAGACAGACTTTTACACAATTCCTATCTTTTATTGCATCATATGGTTTTGCAGGTTTACGCATAGATTTTGTAAGTTTAACTTTTATACTTTCTACTACTTCTTCATTTTCATGATCATACTGCCGATAAGCAATCTCATTCCAATCTTTACCGTAATAATTATCAAAATAAGTTTTATATGAGTTTGGACCTGTTATATTAAAGTCTCCAAAAGTATATTCAACTACAGGAAATAAATCCCTTTCTTTCCAAACTTCTTTAGGCCATGCTTCACGTGCTTCTTTTAGAGAAAGACGATATTTACCATCAGGGAATTTCCTATAAGGAAGAACATCAATAAAAGGAAAGGAATAGCACTGAGGGTCACCATCAATCTTAACTTTCTTTTTATTAGTACAGTAAATTTTGTATCCAAACCAAACTTTGCATATGGAATAACCACACCTATTAAAATCCTTTTCTAATTTTAAAAATTTGCTAATGTCTTTACTTAATATTCCTATATCTAAATCATCATCCCATGGGATGATGCCTTTGTGTCTTACAGCTCCTAAGAGTGTGCCACCGTCCGCCCAATATTTTAAACCGCTATTAGCTAAAATTTGGTGTGTATCATACATTATTTGGTACAAATTTTTAATAGCGGTATAATTTGTTTCTTTTAATTTTACCATTTTACAAATATACAATATAAAATGAAAGTTAAAAATTTCATTTATTCTTATACTCGAACTAAAAATCCTATATTACATGGTCCTTTAGAATTCAAAAGACTAAGGAAAAGGAAAGAATTAATATCTGCATCTCAATTCATATAATTATATGAAAAAAGATTATCTTACATAAATTAATAAAATTATTGGAGACTTTCTAGTTAAAGTAAGAGATTATAATCAGAATATAAACGGAAATTTCCATTTTTCTCAAGAAGAACATAAAGTATTATTGGGTGTTGTGTCATTGGAACACATATTTTTTTCACCTTAGTATGTATTTGCTTTACTTTACTAAAATGAGATGGTAGTGTTATGGTATCAGACTGTTTTATATTAATGATATTCCAAACAGAGGTCGATAAAATACTGATTTAATTTCGTTCATGTGAACTTTAATAGTACCACTATTAAAGTTTATCATCTTATTTAGAGTGAAAAATGGTTTTTCTAATTATAGAAAAAGATTGGAGAATTGTCATATGTTATTTTTATATTCTACAAGATATATAACACGTCTAACTAATAAAGAACCTGTGTAATATTTATTTATTATACTAAATCCATGTTTGTTAAAATAATTATTATTATGTAAATCCTGTCTTTTATATTGAGTTCCTGTCAAATATAATATATATACATATTTATATGCGCTTTTTATTTTTTTTAATACTTTTTCGTATAAATCAATAGCCTTATTGTATTCTATATCATGAAAAGGTTCATACATAAAAATTACTGCAGGATTTGTTGCCTTAAATTTGTAATCTAGTATGTCTAAATTATAAATTTCTATTTCATTGGAAATTCTGTTATTAATAGCTTTTTTATATATTTTTTTATCAATTTCTATTCCAATATATTTACGGAATAATTTATATTTAAATAGTGTATTCAGTAATGTTCCACTCCCGCATCCAATATCTATAAAATCATATTTGTATACACCAATAATATCACCACAAATTTGTTTTATCTTATTTGTAATATAAAAAGGTGTAGGGATATCATGTTTAAAACCATATAATACATAAATTATATGTTCATAATTCATAATTAATTCATAATTAATAATTATTATTAAAATTATTATTATTAAAATTATTATTATCATTTATCATTTATCATTAAAATTATTATTAAAATTATTATTAAAATTAACTATAACTTTTGATTTTGGTGTAGGGAATTAATTTAATATCTCTCAAGTACCTAATAATTCTAATGGTGTTCAGTCTGGTGCCATATACAATACTTAATAACAGAATTAATAAAAATACCTTTTTAAGAGAAATAAAAACCACCCAAATGAGTCATAAAATAAAATAAAAGAATTATATTTTGGACACTTAAAATTTTATTTTTTTGTATAAATAAAGATGAGAAAAAATAATAATATAGAAACAATTAAAAGATTTTTTGACAACACCACAGAATGTGCAATTTTTTGTGGTATTGCACCTGCCCAAAGAACATTCATGTAACAAGTTGCTTTATATTGCAGAGAACATAATACCGGAAAATTATCAATCGCTAATAAAATATTAGAAAATTACAAATATTGTGAAATACTGGATAATACAACATTACCGGATGTTCTTTCCAACATTATAAATTCTTATTTACCTGGCGTTGTAACTATTTGTGGAAATAACAATGCGTTTGCAGCATTAAAAAGTGATGGTAGTGTTGTAACTTGGGGGGTAAATTATGGGGGTGGTGATTCTTCTAATGTCCAAGATGAGTTAAAAGAAGGTGTGGAAACTATTTATTCAACAGAATCCGCATTCGCAGCATTAAAAGAAAATGGTAGTGTTGTAACTTGGGGTGAAGGGGGTTCTGGTGGTGATTCTTCTAAAGTCCAAGATGAGTTATAAAAGAAGGTGTTTAAAAGTAATAAGATAAAATTAAAACAGTCCAAATGAGTCATACAATAAAATAAAAGAAGTATATGAACCCTTGAAATTTCAGAAGAAGCACATAATTTTAGAATATATTATGAAAAATTATATATATTCTAAAGATACAATTAATATTATATAAAATGAAAGTTAAAAATTGCATTTATTCTTATACTCGATCTAAAAATCCTATATTACATGGTCCTTTAGAATTCAAAAGATTAAGGAAAAGGAAAGAATTAATATCTGCATCTCATTTGTATAATTATATGAAAAAAGATCCACTTGTTGACTGGTTAAAATTGAGAAAAAGAAGGGGTACCAGAATGTCTCCTACTTATACTAAAGCAAATGGTTTTACTGAGTTTATTATGAAACGTGGGGTGGAATTTGAAAAAAAAATTGTTGAATTTATTGATATGAATAAAATCCCTGTTGTAAAGGTTTCTGACTATATTACTCCTGAAAGTTTAAAAAAAACAAAAGAATTAATATTCAAAGGAACTCCTTTGATTCATTCAGCTCCTGTTCAGAACTTTAAAAATGGAACTCAAGGTGTTATAGACTTATTAATAAGGAGTGATTATTTAAGTAAACTGGTAGATGAAAATCCTCTATCTATGGAAGATAGCATAATATCTGCTTCTAAACTTGGAAAACCTTACCATTATGTAGTTATAGATATAAAATTTTCTACTTTACCTTTACGTTCAAATGGTGTAAATTTGCTCAACTCGGGAAGTTTCCCTGCTTACAAGGCTCAGTGTTTAGTTTATACAGAGGCTGTTGGATTAATTCAAGGTTTTACAGCACCTCATGCTTTTATATTAGGAAGAAGATGGAAGTTCACTCAAAAAGGTTGCTTTAAAAATAGTAATTCGTGTCTAGACAAATTAGGTATGATATCTTATGATTCTATAGATAAAGAATTTTATAAAAAAACATATGAAGCAATAAACTGGGTTAAAGATGTTAAAAAGCATGGTTCAACTTGGAAATTAGATCCCCCATCACGTTTAGAACTTTATCCTAATATGTGTGTTGATTCAGGGCAATGGAATATAGAAAAGGAAAAAATAGCAGATAGAATTGGTGAAATAACTAATATATGGAATGTAGGTGTTAAACATAGAAATATAGCTATTGAAAAGGGTATAAATAACTGGAGAGATAAAAAATGCACAACGGAAGCTATAAAATCAAGAGGGGTTCGTTCTTCTGTAATTGACGCAATTATGGACATTAATAGACAAAATAAAGACAAAATTCGACCTTCTATAATTACTAACAATATGTACGACTGGAAGAATAAGTCGAACGAAATATATGTTGATTTTGAAACTTTAGGTGATATGTTTTCAAACTTTGATAACCTTCCAAATCAGTCATGCACTGATATGATTTTTATGATTGGAGTTGGTTGGGTTGATAATGGAACATGGAATTATAAGAACTTTATTTGTTGTAAACCTACTTATGATGAGGAGTATCGTATAATGGACGAATTTGCAAATTTTGTAGCAGAAAGAGAAACAGAAAAAATATACTTTTGGGCAGCAGAACCACGATTCTGGAATACAGCAGAAACTAGACAGTTTGACTTAGCTCATAGTCAAAATGATAATGATAAAAAAAATAATATCTGTGATAATTGGAAATTATGCGGTTGGTCTGACTTATGTAAGATGTTTAGGAGCGAACCTATTGTAATCAAAGACTGTTTCAAATTTGGTTTAAAATCTATTTCTAAAGCTATGAAGAAACATAATATGATTAATGTAAATATTGAAAGTAATTGTCAAAATGGAATGTCTGCGATGATTAACGCATGGAAAACTTATAATACTGTAGAAAATCCTGAAAAGTCTGATGTTATGAAAGATATAGCTAAATATAACGAATTTGATTGTAAAGTATTATTTGAAATTATTACTTATTTACGGAAAAATCATACTCATCAGGAATCTTAAAAAGTTATCTAAAAACTTTTAAAATAAACTATTAAAGGTATGAAAATAGCTATTCGTATTTGAAAAATGATTTTTATTTGAAAAATTTAAAGAGAACATTGAATTCATGGCTCTCAGATACCAAACTTTTGTATATGAAACAGATATGCAAGGTTCGTGGGGGTTGGGGCAAGTAAAAGTGGATATACCTGCAAGTGGGGATATTACTGAAATTTTTACACAAGCAGAAAGATTAGGAGCACGTCTTGTTGTTAAACCTTCAAGAGGTCAGTATATGTATATTAAAGGTTTTAATATGAATAGGTCTTACTGTGACATCATCGAGCATCTACGAGAAAATGTTGATAAAGGTTACAAGTCACGCAGTAGAACTTATCTTTTATTTTTTTAAATTTTTACTACTGCTCCTTCACCCAGATAAACTATTATAATTATGAAACTATTTTTTTTGTTAAAAATTAGTTTAATTAAATAAATTATAAATTATAAATTATAAATGGGGATATTTTCATCATCTTTATTATTCTCTTTTGAGTGTAAAAAGTGTCAAAGACCAATGTTTTCATATGAATGGTATGAGAATACCACGTGTATTAAATGTTCAAAAAAAGAGGAAGTTCATAGTGAAAAACTAAATAAATGTTATATAAAACTTGTGTAATTTATAAATTATAAATTTATAAATTTATGAAACTTTTAGTTAGTCTGTAAATATGAACTTAAAGACTACTTTTATAATGGAGGCAAGAATCTACCAAAAAGATCAAAGGTATGCAGACACTGTCTGCATAAACTACGGTTACCAATTTTATCACATTCTTCACCGGGTCTTTTCTTTACCCAATTATACGTGTCATTTTTATTTTTTTTAAACACAAAATCTTTTTCAATAAACAAAAAAGTCATAAAACAACTTAAAAACACCTCGTAAGCATATTTTCCAGATGGTATATCATAATATAATCTAGTTCCTGTAAATATTATGTTAAATTGCTTAGATAAATCTTTAATTATCTTATACCCTGTTAAATCTCTTCTATAATATATAAAAAATCTGTCTTCATGTTCGGGGGTTACTTTTTCATAATGATCTTCTAAGTTCTTTAATTTTCTAGCAACATTATAAACTTTGATTAGCAGTTTAGGGTTTGAGTAAAATATAATCAAAGGAGACTTGTGAAGAATTAATTTATTTACATTGCTAGAAGTATAATATTTGTGCATAATTTTATAAACTGTAAATGGATTTATTAAATTATGATAATAATCTTTGAAATATTGAGGTTTAACTCTATCAGACTCTGTATCTATAATTTCAAATTTACTATTCCAGTAGGAAATCATATTTTCTACAATATATGCCTTCTCACCATCTACAACAACATTATCTGGATTTGTTTTATATTCTTCCTCTACAGACTCTCCCATGATAATATCTTCTAAATATTGAGATGACACTTTACTAAAATCATAATTATCATCATTATTTAATTTTTTATTGAATACATCACTGCTATAATTGAAACTGGTAAAAGTTCCTTTATTTAATTGTTCAATTTTAATATCATAATTTCTAGGATTTAAGAACTTTTTAGCAACGTGAAAATTAAAATTCTTTCCATTCCCGCTATCTATATAATACGGTAATCTATTAAATTTTATTTTACCGGCCACATTATTAATATGTTGCCCATTATCTTCGCATATGTTAAGCACACTATTACAGTACCCTGATATACAATGTTTATCATATTTACATTCATCACCATTTTCACCTTTGGGTATATCAGAGCTCGCTTGTTGATTCACATCTTGATTCACATCTTGATTCACATGTTGATTCACATCTTGATTCACATCTTGATTCACATGTTGATTCACTTGTTGATTCACATCTTGATTCACATGTTGATTCACTTGTTGATTACTATTGATGTGATAAATTGTAAACAATTTATTTTTTGGCAGTTTACTTATATTATGTCCTGTAAGATTCTTACGTTTTATACATCGACCTGAAGAATTATTACAAATTTTATCATCTGGGCATGAAACTTCATAACAACGATCAAAAACAATTTTTTTAATATTGTTTGCTAATTTTGGATAAATTGGATCACTTCTATCTATATGTATTAAAATAGGAATCAAAGAATATATAAGTTCATTCTTTTTCATAGTAGAATATCTAGGTAATTCTAAAGATTTTGCAAAATCTTTTAAGGCTCTTAATTTATATTTTTCTAGGGAGTTCATTTATTTATAAATAAATAAATTAAATAATAATAATATATTTTAACAATTATTTTCGACATTTTCATTATAAAATTTAAATTTGTTTCCCCCTCCAAAGTATACATTACCGGCCGGGTTATAATTACAAGCCCATAATGTTTCATTACCACAAGATGATTTTGCACAACCAACTTCGGTTGTTCCTTTCCATACAATCTGTGTGTAATGTCCTACGTGTCCTTTAGTTTCATCGGAAGGATTAGAAGGATTATATTTTTTACACTCGTCAGTTACCCAACCTTTAAAGCACTCATCGGGAGAACCATTAGTTCCCTTAAACAGAGCTATATTTTGACCCCATGTATCATTATTAAGATAAGTATTTCTTTCTAATTGTGATGATGTCGGATGACGCATGATACAGCCTTCTGTATTTTTTAAATAATCCACCCATTTTTGAGCACCTAACGCAAGATCATTATTCCATTTCAAAGGGGTAGCTCCATTTTTTGCACGAACTTTATTGTGAAGTTTAATCATAAGGTCTTTCGTTTCACCTAAAAGTCCTTTATCAGTAGTTGTTACTTTATTATTTTTATCAGTAGTTGTTACTTTATTATTTTTATCAGTAGTTGTTACTTTATTATTTTTATCAGTAGTTTCTACTTTATTATTTTTATCAGTAGTTTCTACTTTATTATTTTTATCAGTAGTGAATGTAAATCCTTCTATTAAAATGGTAATTAAACCTAATAATACAAATACTATGCATACAATTAAAAGTATTATCCGAGTTTTTCTTTTCATTTTATCATAATACTATATTAATAATAATTTATTAATAATAAATTATTATAAATTTAAATTAATCCTTTAATAGCACGATTATAAGTAAAAATTCTTAATGAAGCAAGTATAGGTGTAATTAAAAGTCTTGTGTTGTAGTCTGGAATAATAGCTATTATTCCTAAACCACAAAGTAAACCTACACTACTTCCTAAAGTATTAACAGCAGCTATTTTAGAATATATTTCACCTGTATTATTATCTAATGACAGGTTTTGAATACATTTAGCATTAATAGCTCCAAAACCTGTAAAGGATATATTACTAAAAATATTAGAAATTCCGGCAATCGGTAGGAAATAGCTTGAAAACAATGGGGTAGCCGACATAAAAATATAAGAACTTTGTTGTAGAATGTTCGAATATAAAAGAAAGTTTTTTGGATTTTTATCTGCTTTTTCACTCATTTTGGATATATAAATTAAAGCTCCTATTTGACCTATTACATCTTTACCAATATAATTAAATGTTCTTATCGTATCTGAATCAGAACCTATAGCGTGTAACATACTATGAGTCGCAAGAGCACTTTCTGCTGAAACTATAATGGTAGAAGCAAATGACCAAGTAATATATTGTTTATATTTTGGGTGATTTTTTCCCAATGGAAAAAAAAGAGTTCTTAAAGAATGCATTTTATTAAATTCATATAAAATTATACAGTAAAAATCAAATGTATGATAACACTCATTACAGAAATAACAAAAGAAAATTATTTAGTTATATAATTAAAGGTGTAAAGCAATAGTTGATAAGAATACTCCTTCTAGAGTATGTTTTTATGAATTTTAAGAAATCATATGATTTCTTCCACTGCTGTACGACGAATAGAGAGAAATAATAAATGACCTTAAATATTACCTACGCATACAGAAAATTGTAATTTTGGCACTCTTTATATATTAAGATTTTAGTTTATACTATATTATTACTAATAGTAATAATATTATTATTATTCTTGTAAAGATTAATTAAAAACATAACAAATTTATATTGCTAATAAATGTGTATTTTTAAGTCCCTTGTTTATTAGGTTGCTACCTAATTCTTCGTCTTGAAGAATTATTCCTGAACCATAAGTTTTATTTAACACATTAGGAATATTACGTGAAACATAACATAAATTTTTTTCACATAGTTTTTCAGTTATTTTATCGATAGCTATACTGAAATTGTCAGGTTGATTTAATATTTTTTTAATAGCTTTTCTGCTTATTACATAGGCATGTAAACACTGAGCTGTTCCGACTTTAATTATATCGGCCGTATAATTGTCTATATTACTGTAACAATGACCCAAGTATATAATGTCAAATCCATAGCTATTATTAACTTCTTGAGATATATCGTCTTTAGTTACTCCAGGAGAAAATATAGCATCATCTTCAAAAATTAAAGCTTGTTCAACTCCTGTATCATATATATGTTGCCATAGTTTTTTATGAGAAAAATAACAAGCAACTTCTCCTATACTTCTTTTTTCGTTAGTTAGATTATTATATAACTTTTTAAATTCAGGAGTTAGTGCATCGGTCGCTTCCCATTTAAGAGGTTGTATTCCTAATTTATTTAAGCGATCATTTGTAATTTTCCATCTATCTGGTCGTCTTTTAAGATTAATAACCCAGCAGTTTTCGAACAAGACTTCATTTACATTTTTGTGATTCAATAATTCATTGCAATTAACTTTATGTACAATTGAAACTCTTTTTTCTTGGCGATGGTCCCAATCGCCTGATATACAAATATCATTCCAATCTTTTCCATACATTTTATCCAAAATAATACTATAATTATTAGGAATTAATATAGGCATTCCTTCAATCATGCTTGTTTTTAAAGGAAACATAACATTTTCAGGAAATTTGTTAACTCCTGTCTTTCCCATATCGTCTATATATACAGAGTTATTTTTAACATAATATCCAAAAATATCTATAAAAGGCCAAGACCAATCATGATCTTTTATAAGAGGTTCAGATAATGAAAAAATTTTAATCATACTTACCCCATTCATTTTATACTTAACAATTCCTATGTTAAGTTTTTTAAGTTCATCTTTTAATCCTAGCAACAAAGGAAAATATATTTTATTGATTGCTACGTCAATATCATCATCCCAAGGAATAAAACCTTTATGTCTAATTACTCCTAATAAAGTTCCGTATACAGCAACAACTTTAATATTTTTTCTGTCTAAAATATTTATTAATTTTTTTAACAATTTTTTAGCAATGTTCCCATAAGTTTCTTTATTTTTATTAACTTCTGGCCAAACATCTGAAAAGGGGGTACGATTTTCTATACCAAATAGTTTTGCTTCTTTATTTTTATTAACTTCGAGACATACATCTGAAAAGGCGGTACTATTTTCTATACCAACTAGTTTTGTGTCTATAGTTTTTACAAAAATATTATTTTGAAAAAAACATAATTTTTTAATTACAACTATGATTATGCTTATTATTAAAAGTGATAATATTAAAACAAGAAAACTAAAATTCATTTATTATAAAGCAATATTTTTATCTATTGTTTGGAAGTATAAATTCTATTTTGATTTCTTTCAATATCTCTTTTTCAGTATTCACATTTAACCTTTTTCCATTTGAATTATTGAACAAACCATGTTGGTTCAATGTTAATCCTAGTCTTTTGGCATTTGCTCTTGTTGCTATGTTAAAATCTTTGCTACCAGTAAAATATAATAATCCAGACCCCCATTCTTCCTCTGGTAAAAATTCTATATCCATACGAAAATTATGAGATTGCCCACTTGGGCAATGTGCAATACCCATAAATTTTTCCTGTTTCATACAAAGTGTTTCCGTGATAACATTCCATTTAGATAAAATATTAACAATGTCCTTCAAGTTAAACTTTTTGCTTGTTATAAGAACATCCATATCTCCTGATTGTGTAGCACCTCTTCTATAAGAACCAGCTATTTCCATACGATAAGAATTCTTCCCAAACTCTTTTGTTAGAATAGCGTGTATAATTATTTTAATAATATCTATATATTCTCTCTTTACAGGTTTTATTAAATCATAGTAGTATTTCAAACCCAAAAGTTGATTTTTATTTAAAACATTTTTATATTTTTTTATATCTTCAATAGATTTTACTCCCAGTCCATACAATTTATTTGCTTTTACATCACCAACACCCCAAACACCTTTTAATAATTCTATAACATCGTATTTTTCTTCTATAATAGACTTTTTATTTAATTCTGCTTTAATCTCATTTACTTTTCTAATTTGACCTGTGTCGAGATATTCTTTTATTTTAGCTCTTATACTTTTTCCTATACCAGGCAATGATTTAACTTGATTAATATCTTTTATTTCAAATTTCAGATTTTTAATAATTACCCAAGCCCTTTGATATGCGATTCCCCTCCATTTATCACCTTTATCTTCGTAATATTTTGATAAAACTCTCATATTTTCAATAATGCCATTATTCATTTTTATTAAACTGAATATTTTATAGTTTAATAAAAATATCGAAGTATTATTTTTAAAATTGGTTAAAAGACTAATCTTTTTATGTAAAAGTAGAAATGGAGAAAACTCAGTTTTTTACTTATAATTGGCATGTTGATGAGGAGGAGACAGATATAACATCCATAAGAGTATATGGGTTAAATGAAAAAAATGAAAGTGTTTGTGCTCGTGTTGATAACTTTACACCATATGTTTACATTGAACTTCCATCTCATATTAAATGGGACGTTGGAAAAGCACAAATTATTGGTAATAAGTTAGATGAGTTGATGGAGCGACAAAAACCATTAAAAAAAGTTCTCATGATGAAGAAAAAATTGTATGGAGCTTGTTTAAATTCTAATAAAACAAGGAAACTTTATCCATATTTATTCTGTTCTTTTTCAAATAGAAAGGATATTAAAATTTTGGGATACAAGTTAAAAAGCACTCATCACGTAGTAGGCATTGGAGCTATTCGATTGAAAATACACGAATCAGATGCAGATGAAATTTTACAATTTACTTGCTGTCGTGATTTACCAACGGCCGGGTGGGTAGAATTTCACGGTAAGCGTGTGTACAGCGAAGAGAAGCTTACATTATGTAAACACGAGTTCAAAGTTAAATGGAAAAATTTTTTTCCTTACAAAAGTGACATAATTCCAAGACCGAAGATAATGGGTTTTGATATAGAGGTTAATTCCACAAATCCAAGCGCTATGCCTAATCCAAATAAACCAGGTGATAAGGTTTTTCAAATTTCTTTTGTTATTTCAAATCACAATGATAAAAAAGATGACTATAAAAAAATTTTACTAACTTTAGGAAATCCTTCTCAAAGTTCTGTTGGTGATGATGTTAATATTATAAGGCATGATACTGAATCAGATCTTTTAATTGGATTCGCAGAATATATTCAAACTGAAAACCCTGTTCTTATAGTTGGTTATAATATTTTAGGATTTGATATACCATATATGATTGATAGAGCAAAATTCAATATGTGTATATTCAATTTCGACCAACAGGGATTTCACAAATTTTCTCATGCACGAGAAAAAACTATAAAATGGTCTTCTTCTGCCTATAAAAATCAAGAATTTCAGTTTTTGGATGCAGAAGGTCGTGTGTATGTGGACCTTCTCCCTTTAGTTAAAAGAGATTTTAAATTCAACAATTATAAACTGAAGACTGTTGCAGAACATTTTATTGGAAAGACAAAAGATCCTCTTAGTGTCAAAGGAATTTTTAAATGTTATCGTATTGGGATCAAGAAGAATAAAAAAGACGAATACGGAAAATCAGCACAACGTGCTATGGGTATAGTTGGGAAATACTGTGTTCAAGATAGTATGTTAACTATTTTATTAATGGAAAAATTACAAATTTGGGTAGGGCTTACAGAAATGGCAAAAACTTGTTGTGTTCCTATTTTTACTTTGTACACCCAAGGACAGCAAATAAAAGTTTATTCACAATTGTACAAATATTGTATGTATGAAAATATAGTAGTTGAAAAAGATGGATATCAAGTGTCAGATGGAGAAAGATATGTAGGAGCTCATGTTTTCCCACCTGTCCCTGGTCGTTATAAAAAAGTTGTTCCTTTTGATTTTGCTTCACTATATCCAACTACTATTATTGCTTACAATATCGATTATCATACTTGGGTTCCCGATGACTCAGATATACCTGACGAAGATTGCAATATAATGATGTGGGAAGATCATGTGGGATGCATGCATGATCCTAAAGTAATTAGGAAAACTGAACTATCAACTTATATTGATTCTGTTAGGGGGGATATCAAAAAATTAAGAGAAAAAAGAAATAAAACGATTGATAAGTTTAGGAAAAAAGAATTGATGGATGAAATTAAAGATATAACTGAGAAATTGAAACCATATGTATCAGAACGTTCAGAAATCAATAAAAGTAAGCCTAAATTTCCCATGTGTTCCAAACGTCGGTATCGTTTTCTCAAAAAGCCTCTTGGTGTTCTTCCAACAGTAATACAAAATCTTCTAAACGCAAGAAAACATACTCGTCAAGTAGATATAGTCGCAGTAAAATTAAAAATCAACGGGTTGCAAAATAAAACTGAAACCGATGGAATTGATCGTTCAAGAGAAATAGAAGATTTGAAAAATTTGATATCAGTTCTTGATAAAAGACAATTAGCTTATAAAGTTTCTGCTAATTCTATGTATGGTGCTATGGGAGTCAGAAGAGGATATCTTCCTTTTATGCCTGGTGCTATGTGTACTACTTATATGGGTCGTGTTAATATTGAACTTACTGCTAAAACTATAGTAGATAAATTTCAAGGAGAATTAGTTTACGGTGACACGGATTCTAATTACATAAACTTTCCCCATATGGAAGGTAAAAGTGACGAAGAATTATGGGAATGGTCAGAATATGTTGCCGAAGAAATAACAAAACTTTTTCCAGCACCACTTAAGTTAGAGTTTGAAGGAGAGATTTATACTTTCTTCTTTATCTTGACTAAAAAAAGATACATGTATCGTAAAGTTACTCAAGAAGACGGTAAATTAGTTTATAATGATAGTATAGGTAAAAAAGGTGTATTACTTGCTCGGCGTGATAATAGTAAATTTGTTCGTGATATATATGAGGGGGTTATAAATCGTATAGCAGATAATATAAATTGTAATGATATTTTACTATGGATCTTAGATGAAATTAATTCAATGTTCTCTGGCTGTAAACCACACACAGATTTCGTTGTAACTAAAAGTGTTGGATGTTCAGGTGAATTAGATGCTATACCTTTTGAGAATGAAAAAGGACAAAAGAAAGCTAAAGTTGGAGACTATACAGTTCCGTTACTTTCCCAAAATAAAATAGAAAGAGAAGAACAATTAAAGAATAAGGGTGTAGATAATTCCAAAGATTTTTATTTACGCTCTCTTCCTGCTCAAGTGCAATTGGCTCATCGTATGAATAACAGAGGAAATCGTGTTGATACAGGAAGTAGGTTGGAATATTTGATTACAAATCCATATAACCATACTGCTAAACAGTATGAAAAAATAGAAAGCATTGATTATTTTACAAAATACAACATGTTCATTAAAATAGATTATCATTACTACTTAAAAGCTCTTACAAACCCGTTAGATCAGGTGCTTAATGTAGTTTATAATAAGAATCCTAACTGGAAAAAAGACTTTGTTTTGAAACAGTATAATTTTAGACTTAAATGTCGTCAAAAGTTATTGTTAGAACTAAAAGAGCTTTTTAGGACAAAAATACTTTTTTTGTAAGAAAGTTTTTGATTTCTATATTTATTTTATTATTACATTATATAGTCATTTCACCTCTGAATGATTGTTCCATAAGTTGCCCAATTAATTTATTATCTGAAATATTACTCATAAGAAAACATAGTTTCGCATAAGCTGCTTCAGAAGTCATATCGTATCCGGAAAGAATACCCGCTTCAGTCAAACGAATATCTAATTTTATATTAGATATTCGTTTGCATTGAGACACAGCTACCATTATAATACCTTTGTCTGATAAAAAATTAATAGTTTTAATCATTTTTTGATTAATTGGCATAGAACCCTCACCATACAATTCAAATATAACACCATCTACTCTATTTTTTTTAATTGAATTAAGTAAATACTTGCTGTCTATTCCTGGAAATATTTTTACTATAATTACTTTAATATTTTCACTTAAAAGTTTAAAATTCGTAGAACCACGAGGAGGTATTAGAGAGTTTTTTGTATTTAAAAATGGGTAATTTGGAGAAGTTTGGCAATTCGATGAATTGCTAACAGCTCTGCAACCACGAAGTAGTTTTCCTTTAGAGAATATCATAACTTCTGGTATGTCTGTGTTAGAAGCTATAATAAGAGAAGATATAAGGTCTTCATTTGTAATTATAATTGGTTTTCTTAAATTCTCTATCATGAAAGATAAAGCGGAAGCTGTGTATGTTAGAGTATCTGGTTCTCCTTTTATAATAAATGCATCATAACTATTATATTTATAATTTATATCGTTAACAAGAATATTCCAATCGTTGATTATAATATCAGAAGACATAAAATTATTATCGTAAAAGTTAATATCAAAATGACCTATCTTATTCTGATATTTTTTGTAGTTTTCATCGAAATTATCTTCAATATATCCTCCTAAGTCTATAACATGTATATTATTATTAAGATTTTTTTTAGCTCCACTATATGAATTTACACCTAAATATATAGAAATTATAATCATAATTAAAGCAGAAGTTATCAGAATAACTAAAGTAACTTTTTCATTTTGTTTAAGAAACTTCATATTTATATATAGTAGATAAGAATTATCTTAAATAAAATATTTGATTTAAGATAATGTAAAACTTAAAAGATTCTTAATAGTAAAATAAATATAATGGATAATAATCAAGAAATAATTAGCAGGCTTAAGTTTATTGGTAAATTAAAGAAAGGGGAAAAAATTAATACTCGGCATATGTATGTTCAACCAGATGGATTTGGAACTTCTTTATCTCGAACTTTTATGTATCAAGATAATAGAGGAAATGCTCTAAATTTTTGTCAAGATACTATAACCCGTTCTTTTGAATTATTAATAACATATGAAAGATCACTTTCCAATTCGGAACAAGTATTATTTTATCATTTAATAAAAGATTTAGAACAATCTGCTATAGGTCTTAGTAATTTAAAATTTACATATGTTTCTGACACCAAGTTTTGCTGTGATATGGACACATTATTACAACATATTGAAGCAAATTTAGAAAGATTTAATAGGGAAGAATATTTTAAAAATACATATGAAGAGAAAGAAGATTCTAAATACATAACTACAGACAATAAAAATAAAGAAGATTCTAATTACATAAATACAGACAATAAAAATAAAGAGAAAGAAGATTCTAAATACATAAATACAGACAATAAAAATAAAAATAAAAATAAAAAGAAAGAAGATTCTAAATACAAAGTTAATATAGATGAAAAAGAATGAATAATCTAAATACAAAGTTAATATAGATGAAAAGGAATGAATAATCTAAATACAAAGTTAATATAGATGAAAAGGAATGAAACATAACCCAGATAATGTATGGTTAGCAAGTTTTGATATAGGTAAAAAAAATTTTGCATTTTATATAGAAGAATTTAATAAAAAAGAACTTTTAAAACTACCAAATATTCCGAAAAAAGAACGTTATTATGAAGACGGTAGTACAAAACCAGAATTTGGTAAAGTAGTAAAAGATGTATGTCTAAACGGTAAAAAAATTGTTTTTATAAATACAGATATTACGGAAGGTTGTAATAAAAATGTATATTTGGAACCTGGTTATTTTCATAATATGACTGATTTACTTGATAGTTATATAGAATTTTGGGATATATGTGATGCTTTTATTATTGAAAAACAAATGTCTTTCGGTAAAAGACATAACACGATGGCTTTAAAGCTTGGACAACATTGCTGGTCTTATTTTTCTTTTAAATATGGGAGGTTCAAAGAAATAGTAGAGTTTCCTGCATACCATAAAACTCAAATACTTGGTTCAAAAAAAATAAAGAAAATTTCAAAAAATGGAAAAATTACTTACAAGGCAATTGGAAAATCGGAAAGAAAAAAATGGAGTGTTGAAAAAGCTATTTCCATTTTAACTGAAAGAAAGGACTTCGATACTATTTCTAACTTAACTTCGAATAAAAAACGTGATGACTTGGCTGATGTTTTATGCCAGCTTCAAGCTTTTAAGATACTTGTTTATGTTGATAAAAGTTTTTAATAATAAATAAAAATCTTTACAATAGGATAGTGTAAAGATTAGATTGTAGTAATTTTTTTAACCAAAAATATTCCACAAACTGGTATATTCTTGGTGTTTCTTTTCTTTTTCTTTTTCTTCGCATATATCATCAGATACAGTATTATACTCTAATTGCTTAATACATTCTATTCTAAACCAATGAATTATCCTATCAACTTGTATAAAAGAAAATTTGTTGTATCCAACTACTTCTATAGCAGAAGAAGTAAGCCTTTCTCTTATATAAGTGTTATATTGAAATTCTTGAAATCTAAGTGCTCTAGCTAAACTCCACATTTGTTTTTTAGCATCTTCCTGTGATTTAGTATAAAATTTTGGAATACCGTTTTGTGTTACAATGTACAATTCACTATTATTTTTAAAAGTGCTTTCTAATTCAGGAACATCAGAATCTTCTTCTGAAGAATAATTACTCCCCCCACCATGGTTTATATTTTCTTCTTCGGAATCTTCAACTTTTTTAATTTGGGTGATTGGTTTTGATATTTCTGGTATTTCATTTATTTGTTCAGACATATTTTATTATATGTAACACTTATTTAAATTACTTTTAAAAGCAATAATCTATAATATTGTTACAGCTGTTTTAAAAATCTAAAACTAAATTTAAAATTGAAAAATATTTATATATTAGAATAATAAGATAAAATGAATCATTTACTAACAGTTGAACAAATCCTACGAAATGCTTATGTTGATGGAGTTTTTCATACTCATGTTTCCATGATTCAACCAAGAGGGAAATTTCAGTTTAATCGGACTAAACTTGAATCTTTTTGGGATTCATATTGTTCAAGAATTTATGAGGATGAAGAAGCTATTGTAGGAGTTGCGGAAAAACCTCAACATTATTTACCTGTTCTTGCTGATATAGATATTAAAGTAAAAGATACTGGTGAAGGTGAGTTTGATGAACACGTTTATACGAAGGATCAAGTTATTCAAGTTATTCAAATATATCAATCTGTTTTGAGAAATGTTGTTGAAAATTGTTCTGATGAAAATCTGTTGTGTGTTTTGTTAGAAAAACCGATATATTATATATCGGCTGGTGAGTCTAATTATGTAAAAAACGGATTCCACCTTCATTTTCCTAATATTTTCCTTAACAAAATAGATCAAGAAGTACACATTATACCAAGAGTTCAGAAAACAGTATCTGAAATGAAAATTTTCGAAGATCTGGGTTATGAAGA